TGCCTGTCTGGTCGGCGATAAATGCGCAGATGTTGGCACGTTGGCAGTGGCCAGAAGGTTGCAAGTCTGTTATGATATTTGGCGATAATGATGCTAGTTTTACGGGGCAGGCTGCGGCGTTTGAGTTGGCAAAGCGCGCGGCGTGCAAGGGGCTAGAGGTGCAAGTGTGTATTCCCGGCGTGATCTTTACGACTGGCTTCAATGACACCGATTATGCCGACATGGTGAATAATCAACACAAGGAGAGAGAAGATGAACAAGAATGATATTCGGATCGACGACACGGTTGAAGTCAAGTTTAAGGCAAAAGTCACCGGGAAATTAAGTGACATGGCTGAATTTGATATACGGTTTCTTAATATAAACCATACCTTGATGTACGTACCGTATGAGTTGATCACAGACGTGATTGCCCGCGCCGAAACTGACGCTGAAAAATCGCACAGCTAAAGGCTCGTGTGAAAGATTTAAAGGCGCAAGTGAAATGGCAAATTCAAAAAGCTGAGATTGAAAACAAGGTCAACATGGAAGCCATGCTTGGTGCGTTAATGAAAAACCGTTGACCAAATCTAACCGATTTAACACAAGGAGAGAGAAAATGGAAATTAGAGTTGATGACGTGGTTCAGTTGAAAGCGGTAAAAGTAAAAGAGGTTTTTCCTGATGGTGACTTTGTGTGCACCGTTGACGGAGTTGATCGCTATGTTTGTCAAAGTTTGATTGATTCGGTTTTTGAGCGCACTGAAACTGACGCTGAAAAGATTGCACGGCTGGAAGCTCGTGTGAAGGAGTTGGAGGCGCAACAAGAGCCAGAAGCGCCTTGCCTTCCAGACCAACTCGAAGGCTACGGCCCTTGGGCAAAAACAGTTAAAGTTCCGGCTGGAGCAAGAGTTCGTGAAGTAAGGACTATTGTTCACAACGGAGAGATTTTGTTTTGCGTAAAGTTAGCTTGACCCAAACCAATCGGCTGAGTATTGTTTTCACGAAATAAGGGGAGGCTCCCCACGCGACTAGCCAGCAAGGGTTAACATGAAACACCTCCCGATTTAGGGTAAAACCGCCCCCTTGCATTTTTGCGGTTAAGGTGTTTGGCTAATTTTTTTGGAGCGTTCATGACTGAAATAACGATTGAGTGCGATAGGCTTGGTTCTAAGTGGCTCGTATCAGGTGATCTTGAATGGCAATTGAGGTCTTACGAGATGATGGCGCTTTGTCCTGATGTGGTTGCTTGTTTGATCACGCCATCGGAAATTTACAGGCGCGCTGTAAGGTCGGTATCAGATCGGTTTGTCCAGTACGGCAACTGGTTTGACATTGATTTTCGTATCCCTCTTTTGCGTAGAGTTTCCTAATGTCCTACGGCGTATATCACACCACCCACGCAGCAGCAGAACGTGCCAAGGAAATGGCGGCAGGTCGCAAGGCTGCGCTCCGTGAGGCTGACGAACGGTCGGCGGAGAGACGCGGGGAAGTGAGGCAGGTTCGGGCGTTGGATGGGCTTGGCTTGCTTTATAAGGCGGGTGAGCTGACGGATGATATGCACCGCGTTGGGCTTGCCTATCAGCGGGCTTATGAGACGTGCGCAGGGCTTCGGGGCCGCAATGCACTAAATGACCAACCCCCAGGCGATAAAGATATGGCTTTACAGGCCACGGTGGACGCTGGCAGGCTAATTGTGAAGTGTGAGCGGTGTTGCACTACGGCGGGTGAATTAAACGCTCTGCGCGCAATTGTCGGGCTTGGGCTTAGCGTTCGCTCTCAGGCTTCGGGGCGCAAATATCGCGAGATGTGCGATTTGGTTGTGTCGGTGTTGGGCAAGATGGTGGAGGCACGGCTATGACCAAGCAACCCACCCAACAACCTCACCCACTATCCATCGCTATCACGGTGCGAGATCACTTTACCGACGCAATGATTGGTCAATATCGCTATGAGAGGCGGGATAAAATAAATCACAAGCAACCCTCTTGCGTTCGGAACAAATCAAAGGCATAAAGGCGCAGCATCTGATTTTGTGTCTCAGGCGCTTGTTTCCTCCTCCCCCACTCGGCTCGCTTCGGCGGGCCTTTTCTTTTGGTGAATTATGCCCCCACTCTCAAACGCACGCCATGAGCGATTTGCGCAAGAGTTGGCTAAGGGCAAGACACAAGAGCAAGCGTATGTTGCGGCTGGTTACAACCCAAACAAAAGCGCCGCTTCTAGACTAGCCGAAAATGTGAACTTATGTGAACGGCTGGCGGAATTGAAAGAGCGTGCTGCTATTAGGGTGGAATTAACGCTGGCTGACATTATCCAAGAGATCGAAGAGGCTCGCATGGCGGCTTTGTCCGCTGAGACTGTGCAAGCATCTGCTGCGGTATCAGCCTCAAAGGCTAAAGCTGAATTGCTTGGGCTTGGTGCTGCTAAGAAGATTGAATTGGGCGGTGCCGATGGTGGCCCGCTTCAAGTCCAAATGATTGAACGGCGTATCGTTGACAGTTCTGAGGATTGACACGCCACGCTGGGCCAAGCCGCTTTTGGCACCGGCTCGTTACAAGGGTGCATACGGCGGTCGGGGATCTGGCAAATCGCATTTTTTTGCAGAGTTGCTGATTGAACGGTGCTTGATGGGTGAGACGCGGGCGGTCTGCGTTCGTGAAATCCAGAAGAGCTTAAAGGATTCGGTTAAGCAGCTGCTGCATGACAAGATCGTCAAGCTGGGGCTGCAAGCATTCTTTGCATCATCGACTGATACAGAGATACGGGGCCGTAACGGTTCGCGCATTGTGTTTGCGGGGATGCAAAATCACACGGCTGACAGTTTCAAGTCGTTTGAAGGCTTCGATATAGCGTGGGTGGAGGAGGCGCAAAGCCTTTCATCCAAGTCGCTTCGGACATTGACGCCAACCATTCGTAAGCCTGGCAGTGAGATTTGGTTTAGTTGGAACCCTGCCAAGGCTGATGACCCTGTTGACGCGCTTTTGCGGGGTTCTGCGCCACCGTCTGACGCGATTGTGGTTTCGGTCAATTGGTCGGATAATCCTTGGTTTCCTGTGGCCTTGAAAGAGGACATGGAGCGGGATCGGCAGCGTGATCCTGACATGGCTGCGCACGTTTGGGACGGCAAGTATCTAAGCCAGTCACAAGCCACGGTGTTTAGGAATTGGCGTGTTGAGGAGTTCGAGACGCCTGCTAATGCGGTGCATCGTTTCGGGGCTGACTGGGGTTTTGCTAACGATCCTACGGTGATTATTCGGGCGCATATTGTCGGTCGTGAAATACGCATTGACCATTGTGAGGCTGGTGTCGGTGTCGAGATAGACGCAACGCCTGCCATGTTCGACAGGGTGCCACACGCTCGCCGTTGGCCAATCTGTGCGGACAGTGCACGGCCTGAGACGATTAGCTACATGCGCCGTGCTGGCTTCAAGATGGTGTCAGCGGTCAAAGGGCCGGGCTCTATCGAAGAGGGTGTGCGGTTCTTGAAGGCTTATGACATCGTGGTGCATCCGCGTTGTGATGCGCTGTTGCGGCAAGAGTTGGAGAATTACTCTTACAAGGTTGATCCCTTGACGGAACAGGTTCTGCCCATTCTGGAAGATCGATACAACAACACAATCGACGCGCTGAGATACGCCTGCGAGGTCGTTCGCAAGGCTGGCAAGGCAAAAGACGAAGACACCAACAAGCCCAAACCTAGGGACTACGGCCTAAAACGGGCTTCGGAGGATAACTCTTGGATGACAGTTTAGACCAACCAGAAACCATGCAGGAGGAGGTTGATTACGGCCCCGAGCTTATGCGTGTGGTGGGTCTGGTTGAAGACAGCGTGTCTGACACAATCAAGAGCCGCGATTGGTCTGTGCTTGGTCGCCAGTTCTATGACGGGCAGCAATACACGCCGCAAGAGTTGGAAGCGTTCAAGCGCCTTCGCCTGCCTGACGTGGTGCTTAACTATGTGCAACCGGCTGTTAACTCGATTACCGGCGTTGCTCGTAACATGCAGGTTGATCCGCGTGCTTTGCCTCGCAATCCTGACGATGAAGAAGCCGCTGAGATTGCTACCAAGGTTCTGCGCTACATTAGCGACATAAACCGCTTTGACACGATGACACGCGGCGACTGCCTAGAGGATGCCGTCGTTGGTCATGCTGGCGCGGTCATGATTACATGGGATGAAGAGACGGAAGACATTGGCTGCGAGCGCGTCAAGAACGAGGAGTTGATTTGGGACGCTGCAAGCCGTGAATATGACTTCACCGACGCGCGCTATATGGGTCGGCATCGTTGGGCATGGATTGAAGATTTGGTCGCCATGTTCCCAGACAAGGCTGACAAGCTGAACGCCTCTCAACAGGAATCGGTTGCGCTTGATCCTGCAATGGATGACAAGCC